AGGGCAGAAGCCATCCAACATTTAGTAAAACTATTGAGGGAGAAAAACGTGCTGGATACGAAATGTATAAGGGCGATAATGGTAAATATTATTCAAGAAAAATAGTAAAGTAATGCCTGACAAGTCCAAGATGGAGTGCAACGTCCCCCGCCGTGAGGTTCAGGGTGGGAAGAAGTTCGTTGTGAAAGCTTGCCAGGGTGGCAAGGAAAAGATCGTGCGATTTGGCGATGCCAATATGAGCATTAAGAAGAACCAGCCCAAGCGGAAGAAGAGCTACTGCGCACGTAGTGGTGGCATCAAGGGCAAGAGCAATAAACTTTCAGCTAACTACTGGAGCCGTAGGGCTTGGGACTGTTAGTTCATTAACGCTGGACTCCAGTGGTATAATACAAAACAAAACTCACACACAGGTACACATATTATGGCAAACTTATTCCAATTGGGAAGATCATTAATTAAGGGAACAAAGGATTTCGGGAAAAGTTTTGTCCCACCAAAAAGGGTTCCAAAACCGGGAAAGTATCCTATCGCACCAAAGGCGCAGGCGGAAATGAAGAAGGCATATGATACCGCAAAGGCTGGCAGAGAGAAAGCCTTCAGTCGTCAGATTATGGCTGGCGCGGGTACTGTCCTTGCAACTGGATACGCAATGAACCGAGACAAGCCAAAGGCAACCCCAGCTCCAACAAGGACAGCCCCCAAGCCACAAGCTGCTGCACAAGCACCAGCACCACGCAAAAGACTTATAGACTATCAACCAAAGGTTGAGAAAAAGGAGGGTCTCTTGGGTCGAGTTGCTAGCAGCTTCAAGCGTGACACTGCTTCAGCCGGTAAGACATCCACAAGCAAAGTATCCACAGGTGAGAAATTCTCTGGCATTTCAAATCGACAGGCACAGGATAAGCGTAGAAATCGCAAGTCAGACAGTCGGCTTGGCAGCTTCAGCACTCGCACTCGTTCTAATGCAGCGAGCACCCAAGCTACACCACGTGCTGAAATTGATTACAGCGCACCAATGTGGACAGGTAATACTCCTACAAATATGGCAAGCTACGGCAAGGCAACAAAGGCTCCAGAGCCAAAGGTTCGGACTGAAATCAAACAGTCTAAATATGGTTTAGGTAATGCAAGTGATGTTGTTAAACCAAGAAGCTATCGTGGAAAACGATTACGATCTGATGCGAAAAAGCCAGAGTCAATTAAACAAAAAAAAGAAACTCCAAAAACAGGTCGCAAGTCACGCAGGTCATATAATCCATACGGAGCTTAACCCAACAGCATAAGTAGATGCCTGAATACCGCACATATGGGGGACTGGATGACAGAATTGCCAAGGATGGTGACTACGGATTCATTGGGTTCAACAATCGCATTCGACCTGATCAACTACAAAAGGGTACACTAGCTGACGCTCAAAGCATTAGACTAGACAGGAATGGAGAGGCTCAAGTTCGGAAGGGCATTGAACTCATTGAGGCTCCGTTCGCAGTAGGGGGCGAAGTGCTACGACTGCCGACCTCGGAAGAGATCGGTACAGATGTCACCCTACTTCCTACTACTATACGAAGGGCAGAGCTTGTTGCCAATGTAATGGAATTATTCCTTGATCCATTGACTGAACAGGGTCACGAGTTTGCAGTTGGTGAAAATATTACGGTGGAGGGACTTGCATTCACAGCTCCACAATCTGATCCAAACGGAACATTTGTTGTTACAGATGTGGTTTATGGTCCAATAAATCAAAAAGTTAAATTTGATCTTACAGGAATTGATACAACTTACAGGGGACCAGTTGTACTCCCTATTGATTTAAACTTTAACCTTACACTTGCTAGAGGCTCGGCCATTGCTGGTTACAATATGATCTTCGACATCGGTCAAGTTACCGAGGTCTACGCAAGTACAGCATTCAGTGATCCCAACAGCAACTCAAGCGAATCAATTATAATTGCGTCCAACGTCAAGGCGGTAGCAAAGGATCTAGAGAGTAATGCTGTAACTGACATCTACTACCCACCGGGTGAAACGGTTCCGCCAATGTCGGATATGATACAGGCATTTAATAAAGTGTTTATCTTTCGAGATGGTAACACTGCGCTAGAGTGGGACGGCATCTACACTGAACTACCAGCGGATGAACTAGTGACTGATAGATCCTATTCTATTACTGACCTGGGGGACACGACTCAAGCTCAGTGGAATACAATCGCTGGAACTACAGGCGTAACCTATGAAGTTAATGATTCCATTACGGTTGATGCTGAAGGTACAGGAACCGGTAAAGCCCGTTCTGCGTTTACACTAGTCAAGAGCGGAGTATACACTCAGCCAGTTCAGATTGATTGCGTGCCTGGAGAATTTGCAATTACCAATAGTATAGCATCAGTTTCTGGATCTCACGATGTAAAGGTCGGGGATGATATTACTGTAATGTCAGCAAGTATTAGCGGAGCAACAGGTGCAGACTCTGGACTTACCATTGGTCAGGACTACGTTGTAAATAAAGTTTTCACATTGGGTTCAGCTATTACCACTATCACAGGTGGTGTTGCGCCGACAGGGCCAGAAGGACCTGGGGACTTTGAGGGCCTTTATAAATATACTCTCACTACAGCAATAGCACATAATTTAGTGAGTGGTGAACCCATCATTATGGATGAATGGATTGATGATGGAACTAACAAAGGTACTTTTTTCAATAGATCGTTCTTCGTTCAAGGAGTACCAAGCTCTACTACCTTTACTGTCTATGCTGAATTTGATACTACTATAAGCCCAGCCACATATGAAAATGCCCGTGTAGCAATTAACGGAGGGTTCCAGTTTGTACTTGATTCACGCACAGTTACTACGCACGTAAATGACGGTGCATCCCTAATGGCTGATCCTATCTTTACCAAGAGAGTTTCGGTCGGACTGGGCTTCACCCATATGCCAGCTCCTCCTTATGCTACCTACCACCAGCGTAGGCTGGTAATGCCATTCAAGTACTCCGTGGATGAAATCAAGGGGCAGTACACTTACCGTAAGATTCTGGACGAGGTTATTATTTCTGACATCCTTGACTCCGATACCTACGACGAGATCTACTCACAGTACAGGTTCAATGCTGGTACGGCGGACTACACTGTAGGGCTGCACTCCTTCTCGGACAACTCCCTACTTGTATTCAACCGTAACAGTATTCACACGGTTCAAAATACGGTGAACCTACAGGGTTCAGTGGCAAAGCTACTGACCAATGAGGTTGGTTGCGTAGCACGTAAATCAATTATCCAAGTTGGCAATCAGGTCATCTTCCTATCCGATAATGGTGTGTACGGAACGCAGTTCCTTGATGAGTACAATCTCCGAGGAACTGAGACTCCTATGAGTGAATCGATTAATGAAACTATTAATCGCATCAATAAAGATCACTGGGAAGAATCACGTGCGGTCTACTTCGACAATCGCTACTACATTGCAGTACCCCTTGACGATGCTCAAAGGAACAACGCTATCCTAATCTTTAACTTCCTTAATTCTCAGTGGGAAAGTATTGATATGGTGGATAATGTAGACTGGGACATTGAGAACTTAATTGTAGCTGGTAGCGGATTAGCTCGTGGAGTCTACGCCATTAACCAACTGGGTGGCATACACAGGCTTGACACTCGACTAGATGGGCGTGACCGTGTGGTTACTGCCATTGGTCAACCTGATACTACCTACGGTGTTCCTGCTTCTATTACTACACGTCAATATACAATGGGGACAATGGATCGAAAGAGATTCAATCAGTTTGAGCTTCACGTGGAAAGTAGTAGCACTAACACAAGTGACTTTGATATGTCAGCGGAGACAGAAAACCCTGATGCCAATATTCCGCTTGCACCATTAAGTTCGTACGTAGATGGTGATAGTCTTGATGCCGGTGAGGACATAAGTATTCGTTCTAGGCTTGGTAATTATCGTGGATACGGAATTCAATTTACAATTAACAATACACAGGGAAGACCAAGGATACGAGCAATTGAGACGAATGGATCAATCTCGTTTAGATCAACCAAAAGCGCAGAATAATTATTATGGCAATCATTACTACAGGACAGACGTTTACGGCAACGGAGACAGTAACAAACACAAAGTTGCAGGACATTGCTAGTGCAGCAACCTTTGATGACCCAGTTGACGGAACAAGCCTAGAGCTTATACCCCTAGGTACTAATGCTGGAAAGCTCGGCATCAAGGATGCTGGCGTAACTCCAGCTAAACTTAGTGACGGCGGACCATCTTGGGACGCTAATGGTAACTTGTTGGTAACCAAGGTTGTTGCCCCAGAATTTGTTGCCCCAGAATTTGCTAATTCCTTAACTCTTAGAGCTGATCCTGAATCGCCTGATCCAACAAATGGTGGAGCGCAAATTAGTTTGCACAGTTCAGATAGCAGTGTACCAAATCAAATCTACACTAAATCTGCATTTTCTTTTTTCCAGAATATGGGCGATGTTACTGTTGCTTCCATTGGGTCAGCGGGTCCATCGGCTGATAAAGACTTAACAACCAAAGAATATGTTGATGGAACATCAAGTTTTACAACTGAAGATGGACAGTCCGCTGGGTATCAAGTATTTCCAAGCGGATTAAAGATGGCTTGGGGTTCAGCGACAACCAGTATTTATCCAACTCAAGGGGGTACAGTAACCTTTCCAACTAATGCGACAGGCGGCACTCTCTTTGATGAAATTCCAACAGTACAACTAACTTACAATGATGAA